TCTTTATTTGGCATAAACAATACTTTTGTATCTTGTATTCCATTTTCCCAAATAAAATTACCTTTTGTTATGTTTATAGAGTTTTTTATATCTTCATTAAAATCTATCTGCTCGTATATTTTAGTTAGATTAAACAAAGATTGTTTAGTTTCGTCTCTAAACGCGTGTTTTTCTGTACGTGGAAATTGTCTGTAAAATTCATTTAAAGCATCTTGATCTTGCTTTAATCCTTCTACTTCGTTATCCCAGTATTCTATTACACCTATTTTTATCTTTTCACCCTGTGGTCCTTCGGTTGCTTTTGATGGAGTATTGAATACAGGTATTCCATGAGAATCAATGTATCCCTCGTAATTCCATTCCATAGGTATGAACAAAGAATATAATCCCGAACGAGTCTGCCCGTTGGCGTTTCGTTGAGTGACGTCTGAGTCATCATAAAGTTTTTTAAAGTTTTTTCCTCCTTTGTCATGAGCATTAGACGTCGAGCCCATCATGCATTTACCAATAATTTTACTACCTAATCGTAAACACGTTCTTGTTACTCGCCAGTTGTTTAATATATTATTTGGTTTTTCCCACTTACCACTTTCATCGTGAACTAATAATCTTAGTTTCTCACCGTCATAACTATTGTCTCCAGTGTTTTTCCAGTCGATGGTAGTATCAAGCCCCGATATGTCTTGTAGCTTTTCATTTGTTTCCAACTTTCGTCTCGTATACTTTGTTGCGGGTACACGATATGCAAGTTCTGTCTTTGGCCTGTCCATACCATCTTGTATTGGCTTAAAGAAAAAAGGGTAGTTGACTGATATTGGTACGACTTTGTCAGTAAACATTTTTTTTGCGTCAGGTCCTGATTTTGACAATATACCGAATCTAGAATCTGTTGATATCGTAGCTTGGTTAACTGTTTCTCCAGAAGCCATGAATGAAAATCCACTACGTCTGTTTTTAAGATAGCATATCCCGTAGCATCTGTCATCTGCTTTGCAAGCTTCCCAGAAAATGTAGAAAAGTCTGTTTGACTCTCTAAAGTCTGGCTTCCCAACATCAATCTTTGACCACTGCAAGTACATATAGTGAGAACCAGTAACGTAAGTAGCCATATTTTTATTATAGAACCAAAAGCCTTGTTCTCTTCTATTAAATTCTTCATCTATGTAATCGTACCATTTTTCTTTAAAATCCAAAGGATATTCTTCCCAGTCAAATACAGACTTTATTTTAGAAAGTTCTTTTGGATATTCTATATGAGTCCATTTTTTGTTTTCAAACTTATGTATGTTTTTAGCTTTTGGTAATGCTATTTTTAGGTTTTGTATTTCATATATTTCACCTATTTCACCAGTCTTGCTAATAACTATAATATCGTAATCTTCGTTATAACCATACTTCCATTTTTTAGCTTTATTATTTTTAGCTATAGTATGCGGTTGTATATGATCGTCGAGAACTTTGTATAGAGTTTGATCGTACATTATTTAGACCTTCCTTCAGCAAAACCTTTAAAAGTTTTTTCTTGTTTAACTTCTTTAGGTTTATCGTTTAACAAATCTTGCTCGTGCTCTATTCTAGTTAATATTTCAAAAGCATCGAATATTGCTAGCTTTTTTGTAGCAGCTGCATTTTTAAGTCTATCAGCAGAAATATCATCATCTGAGTCAACAATAGGTTCTTTAGCTACTTTAATTAGCTCATCAACCGCTTTGCGACCAGCTTGGATTATATTTTTCTTCGTCTCCTTTACGTTCATACTTAATTACAATATCATTAGATTTCATACAATAAAGACGTTCACCGTCAACTAAAAACTCCCATTCACTGTTTGGTTTAAAACCTACAACGTCTCCAGGAGTTACATTAAGATCTTCTAACGACTTATTACCATATTTTAGTATACCAATAAGGCTTTTTTCTTTTTGAAGCGTTAAATCGTTATTATCTTTTACCGGTTGCACAAAGCATCTTGTGCCTAAAGTGTGCCAACCGCTTTTGTTTTTATATAAATATATTTGATCAACAGCACAAAGATGATGATCGTCTTTTAAAAAAGATCTACTTTTTTTCTTTTTACCTCTTATATCGTAAAAAGTTCTAAACACATTTTGGTGTATAATAACTTTATCACCAACTTTTATACTAGATTTAAACTCAGAAGGCACTTGAACAACTTCAGCTAGTCTATTAACAAACTTCCAGTTTTCTATCTTTGTATTAACTGTAAGTTCTTTATCACCTACTTTTACTGTGTTGCTATATTTTTCACCAACTGGTTTTACAATAAAGTCGTATAGTGAGTTCATTAATACTCTAAATCATATTCAACAGATATAGCCATGTTAGAATTAAACTTCTTCCATGGTAACACTTCTCTATTTTTTTTAATGTGAATATTATAAGATGAATCTTTATCGTCAAAAACAATATAAGCTATTTCGTGACCACCGTAAACCTGTTGACCTACGGAATAGTGCATAGCGTCATTTTTGTAGTCAGATCCAATACTTATTTTTCTTATAATCGAATCCACAATACTACTCTTTAATCTCTTTATATTCGCCAGTTTCTAGATCTATAGATATTTTACCATATTCTTTTTCTAGCTGACTTTTTTGCTCTTCTAGTTCTTTGTTTACCTCAGCTACTTTATGAAGTAAACCGTGCTTTTTTGTTTCTAAGATACCTATTTCTAAAACAGTAGATTCTAATTCTTTATTTGCTTTAGATACTTTTTCTAATTGTTCTTTCGTGATTTTCGCCATTTTATTTGATTTAATTTAATTGTTATTGTTAGTAATCCACTTGATGTTAAACTACCTAACACTGTGGCTGTTAAGTCTCTTTTGTCAAACCTGTTATTAGGTTGTGTTGAGTCTATTGTTTCTTTTATTGTTCCAACTATAAACGCGGAAACAAAGCCATTTAACCAAGCTTTTTTTAAATTTTTTGTTTTTAAATATGTTTCGCTAAAAACAGGTGATGAAAATACTGCTCCAGCTATAAAATGCTGTTGTTTATCTTCTTCTGTTAATAACTGAGAATAACAGTTAAGAGAAAAAAACAAAGCTAATATTTTTAACTTCATTTATTTATATAGTTACTTTTATTATTTTGTTTTTACAAGCGAAAGCTTTATACTACTCTCTCGAATGTTATTTCAATTGGTCTATTACCTGTATCTGATGGAAAAGGATTAATACCACCAGCAGTAAACTCTACTTCGATTTGTATAGTATCTCCACCTCCGCAGGTTTGAACTAGTTCGCCGTAAAATATTTTATCTCCTGTAAGTTCTGTTGATTTTTGATCAATAATATCTATTTTCGTGCCACCTGTAGCTGTACCTATTAATGATGCTCTCATCTCTACTTGATTAGTTTGATCAAACCAATGTTGGCAAGTTCTAATTTTCCAAGTACCACCACCAGAAGTTCCTAGCGTAAATGTCGATACTTGACCAGCTGTTCCACCACCACTGTTATTGCATGTCCAAGTATAATCAGGTTTAAAACCTCCTGGTAAATTATTTACATCTATTAACGGAGTTACATTAAATGGTAAATAACTAGCAACACCGCTTACCCAGTTTGTATACGCTACTGGACTACCATTAGGCCATACAAACGTTTGAAAAGCGCTATAACCTGGCACCCATGTAACACCAGCGTTAATACCTCCGTTAGAGACTAAAATATCACCATTGTTTCCAGTAGAGCTAGTTTTGTCTTTTACGTCATTTTGAAAATTAACAGATTCTTCGTGAACAACATCCATAAATGTTGATATAGTGTTAGTATTGTAGTTTAATTGAATATCTTGATTAACTCCAATATCAAATCTATTAACGCCTGGGAGTGGATTAAATAAAAGAAAATCTGATCCTGAAAAATTTATTCTAGATACTCCTAAACTTGGATCATTATTTAATTTTAACTCTGATGATATATTAGTTCCGTCACCAACCCAAAGTTTTCCATTAGTAAATTGATTTCTAGGAATTCCTCCTATATTACCCATTTGTAAATTACCTTGAAAAGCGCCTCCTGTTGGACTACCAATAGTCCAAATAGTACCATCAAACGAAACAGCATTTAACCCGTTTATTTGATAACTAGC